ACTCCTGCTCATACTCGGGGGCTGGCAGATTAGTGGGTAATTGTGCGTAAACACCTCCTCGCATAATTACTCGCCATTGGGGATCCGGTTAAATTCCGGACACTGCCTTTTTCGCGGGGTAGCGCAGTGGAAGCGCGCCGGTTTCATACACCGGAGGTCGTTGGTTCAAGTCCAACTCCCGCAACAAATAATCCATATTTTATGCCAAAAGAATTTGACAGTTGCATGGCTAACGGTGGTAGGGTAATCACCAAGAGGGTGAACGATAAAGAATACATGCACATTTGTTATCCCAAAGGCGGCGGGCCGTCTATCGCAGGTGAAACAAAACAATATAAAAAAGTCAGTTCATTCAAAAAAACATAATTTGGAAATCGCCATTTTCAAATTATGCCAAAGAAAACAAAACAAATATCGGAGTCGGAACAGCCGACGCAAGAATTAAAACCGGGCAAGCCAATAGCTGCTAACGATGAGAAGGCGCTGGTGGCGCAAATTGAGTCCGAATATCAGCTTGCTTGGTGGTTTATGAAGCCGAAGTTTGACGCGTGGGCGGTTCGGCTTAAATTATACAACAATCAAAAAAGAGACAAGGAAGCCATTGGCGATCCATTGTTATTCACTATCCACCAAACTGTATTGGCCTCGCTTTATAGCGACCAGTTAGCGGTGGATTTTTTAGCTCGTGAAAGCGGTGATGAGGAACCGGCCGAGAATTTGGGGTCGCTCGCGATATACGATTATGATGAAATGGAAAAAGATGTTTTGGATTATGAATGGGATTGGGACGCGTCATTTTTTGGGCGCGGTCTTTTATTAAACTTTGAATTTGACCGGGCATTAAAACACCCAACGCCGGAGGTTATTGATATTATGACGTGGTTGCGTGATCCGCGCGCGTTATCGGTCAATGGCGACAGTAAGGGTCGCGGCGCTATGAAATTTGGCGGCCGGGAAATTCGTTTGTCCAAGAGTGATATGGACAAGGCCGGCATTTATTTTAATTATCAAGGATTAAAACCGGATACGGCCGATATTCGCTCACTCATTGACGCCAACGTTCAGGCACGCAATCAAGCGCAGGGTTTTAATGACGTTACAAAATTTGAGAAATTGGTCGGCGATAACGCCGATTATCGCGTTGTGGAGTGGTTTACGCATTGGAAAGGCAAAAAGGTTATCGTTGGACTCGCCGACGGCCGTAAACGCATTGTGCGTTTTACCGAGATTGAGAGTGATTATTGGCCGATTGTTGATCGTCCGCTTTATCCAATTGCTCATGATTGGGACGGCGTATCAATTCCTGATTTGGTTGAGGACAAACAGCGCGCTCGGTCCGTGTTGCAGAATTTGGGGTTGAAAGGTATCAAAGTAAATTTACATCCGACATATCTTTACGATACAAATAAAATTAAAAATCGCGGTAATTTGAACATTGATTTTGATAAACATATCCCGGTTGACGGCAATCCGTCCGGTGCTATTGCGCCGGTTGAACGCTTGACCGTGAAGCAAGAAGTCAATTGGATTATGGAGGTTTTAGATACCGCCGCTCAAAAAGCCACGGCGACACCCGAAATTCAACAAGGCGGAAATCCGCAAGAGGCCACGACCGCAACGCGCGACACATTGGTTCAAAGAGGCGTTGACACTCGTTATTCTCTATCGGCCAAGATATTCGGGTGGTCCGAAAAGAAGTTTTGGAAACAGTGGTATCAACTTTACAAAAAGAATTTCTGTAAAGATATTGATGAAAAAATCATCCGTATTACCGGCGCATTGGGGTCAAAATGGCGCGCGCTCACGCGTGAGAATATCGTGGCCAACACCGATCCGGATATTAAAATTGAGAGCAAGGCAATTTCTGACGCGATTAAATTTAACGAATTACAAAAATATCGTTTGTGGGTGAAAGATGTCATCGCGATTGACCCTCAAAATGCGAACGTTCGTTTTGCATTGCGAAAGATTGGCCGATTGTCGGGTTTTCCAAAGGATGAAACCGAACAAGTATTGCCTCCGTCCGTTGATGAGATGAACGCGCAAAGCGAGAATGAGAAATTGGATAAGAATAAATTGGTTGATGTGCAGGTTTATGATGATGATTTTGTGCATATGGTCATGCACAATAACGCCGCGGACACTCCGGCTAAAAAAGCGCATATTGGCGCGCACAAGAAATCAATGATGTTGAAGCGCGTCAAACCTGAATTTGATATGGCCCGCAATCGTCCGGAAAATCCAACGGAAGCGCCGGCCGGCCCGGGCGTTAATTTTGCGCCGGTGGGTAATTCATCCGTGCCGACAGGCGGCCGCCCTATGCCAATAGCAAAGAAATAATTATATGCCAAAGAAAACAACAAAAGTAAAAATAGTTAAGAAAGCCAAATTATTTATCGTGCCGGTCCCAAAACCCGAGGCGCCTAACGCGATTGAAAACATTGTTGGCGCGTTGGCGTCTTTACAGTGCAGTGAAGGGTGGGCGATATTGGTAAAGATTTTGAATGATAATATCGCGTATCTTGAACGTGCCATTTTGGACAAGGTTGATCCGTTATCAAAAGCGCCGTTGACCGATATTGAAGTGGAATTATTGCGGACCAAACGTAATTTGAACATTGAATTGCGCGACACTCCGTCAAACTATTCAAAATTGGTGGTTGATACCGGCGAGGTTCCGGAGGATTTTGACCCATTTTTTCACACAAAAGATGAGATTGATAAAGCAAACAGACAGCCGAGAGAGGAATAATTTTTGTCATTTCGTTCATTGACAATTCAAAATGTGTCCAAGTAGAAATTACAATGCAGTGATTTTTACGAGGTTCAGTTGAACTGCCTAACTGTGAGGGGCTTTGGCGATTTCCTACTTACAGCCCGATTTTCCGATAGGTAGGCGCTTACTTATCTTACCGGGAAGCGGCGCAAGTGGGCGGTTCAACCGAGCTTCGTATGAAGCTCTGCCGTGCGATTAGTCATCGCGCGAGGCGCGCGCAAGCGCGTAGCCACCAAATTCGTGTTTTCGGCATTGACGAATAATGGTGTGTAAACAATAAAATATGCCAGAGATTGACAACAATCAAGCCGCCGCCGCTGGGGCAGACAAAACCAACGGAGGCGAGAACGGCAACGCTGGGGCCGGTCAGGGAACTGACAATACCACAGCAACCGATACCGGCGCGGGGGACGGCGGTAAAGGTAAAGAGGGCGGCGAAAATGGTCAAGCCGATACCTCCAAAAAAGGTGAAGCAGACCAAAAGCCAAAGCCCCAAGATGAAGCCCCTGCTGATGACGGCGCAGAACCGCCGGTAAGTCACGCATGTCCAAACAGGATTTTATTATCGGCCGACAAAAAGCTAAACTTGCCAAGACCGCGAAAGCGGGCGAAAACAAGGACGGCGAAAATGGGGCCGAGGATACGACCGACGTGGATGATGATGTGGTAGCGCCGGAGGATGAAGCGCTTATCACAAAAGTCGTTAGCAAGCAGTTCGCCCCAATCATTGACAAAACACTCGCGGCCGATGATAACGAGGAAGTTTCGGCGTTTGTGAAAGCAAACCCCGACTTCGCGCCATTTGAGGCCAAAGTGCGTCGTTTCATGCAACATCCGTCAAGACGGCAGTTGCCGGTTGACTCCCTTTTTTACGAAGTGGCTGGACCGACGCTTCTGAAACTTGGCGCTGAACGTGAGCGCGCCGCTAACGCGAAAGCGAAAGATACCCAAACCGGAGGTGGTTCAAACCGCGCCGGCGAGGGTGTCAAAAGCGATTTTGATTTGTCAAAAGATGAATTTACGGCGAAACAGGAGAGGATCAGACGCGGTGAACGTCCTTAATGTTTACTGCCAAAGCCCCTCTCAAACAGTCAGTTAATTTAATTAAACCTCTAACATATGCCGAATAACACTACTCGGACACAGATACCGGCAGAGGTGAACAATTTTTACGACAGAACTCTTTTGGAAAGAGCCATGCCGTTGTTGCTTCATACTCGCTGGGCGCAAGTTAGAGATTTGCCTAAACAGGCCGGAACAAAGGTGATTAAGTTCCGACGTTATGGCAATCTTTCCGCCGCGACAACGCCGTTGTCGGAAGGCGTAACGCCCGCCGGAAGCCAGTTATCCGTTACTGATGTTACCGCCACAGTCGCTCAATACGGCGATTACATCACAGTAACAGACGTCGTTTCTTACGAAAGTGAGGACGCCGTGTTAATGGAAGCCGCCGAAGTAATGGGTGATCAGAATGGCGATACCATTGACCAACTTTGCCGCGACATCATGAATGCCGGCACTGGCGCGATTTATTCCGGAACCGCAAACACAGCCACGGCTGATGTTGCCGCCGGTGATGTAATCACGCTCGCAAACCTTGACAGCGCTATTGCGACTCTCAAAGCCAATAACGCGAAAAAGGTTACGCGTCAAATTGACGCTTCAACTGGATATAGCACCAGTCCAATTAAAGCCGCCTTTATTTCTATTATTCACCCGGTCATTGCGGTGAAGGTTAGAACATTGGCAGTCGCCGCTTCAATGTGGACTCCGGTTGAGAAATACGCCAGCCAATCAGGCGTAATGGAAGGCGAAATCGGCTCATATGACGATATTCGTTTCGTTGAAACAAATAACGCCAAAAAGAAAGCCGGTGAAGGAACAGGCAACATTGACGTTTACTGCACGCTCGTCTTTGGCGCGAATGCCTATGGCATTACCCGCGTTTCAGGCGAAGCGTTAAAGAACATCGTCAAACCGTTGGGTTCCGCGGGTTCCGCTGATCCGTTGGACCAACGAGCCACTTCCGGTTGGAAGGCCACGTTCGTTGCTAAAATCCTCAATGAGGACTTTATGCAAAGAATTGAAAGTGCGGCTGTTTAACGCGGTCTCACTTTGGAAGTCGCTCGCCAAAGCCCTTAATTAAATAATAGGAAAACTCTATGAGTAAAGAACCAACCAAACCAACCGATCCGTTGCTCGGGGGTGAAGGTGAAACTGATGAAAATCAGGTCGCCACTCAAACCCCTCCGCCGCCGGCAACGACAACTCCGCCGGCGCCAGCAACAACGGCCGCAATTCCTCCGGTGAAAAAATCACCGTTGGCAAAAATTAAAGCCGAGGCGGTTGCCAAATTTCCAAAGGATGTTATCGCTCAAACAAAATACATCCTTACCAATTCAGAACAGGTTAGCTTTATTATTCCAAAGATTGAAGGCGAAGTGGGCGAGGAAACCGTGCAGATTAACGGTTACCGATTGACTATTCAAAAAGGTGCAATGGTCAGTGTCCCAATTCAAGTCGCGAACCTTCTTGCGGAAAAATACAAAATAGCATTGTCCGCTGGAAGTAAATATAAAGCTGATCGTGCCGCTGATGTGTCGCAAGCATTGGGTTAAAAATTAGTAGGTCGTTTAACCCGAGCAAAAAAGCTAAATCACTTCAATCAAATTTATGCTTAATGATTATAGAATAAATGGTTGTATTACAGCGCCGGGATTAGCTATTGGAGGTGGAAGCAAATACACCTTCAAATACGGCAATACCTTTCAAGTCAAACAGAATGGTATTATCTCGGTTGCCACAACCACCGCGGACGCGCCGGCATTGACCGCGGCAGAGGCGAAAGACGGAACCACACCAACGACTTTGGCGATTGACTACAATCGTATTTACACGCT